GGTAGTAGTTGAGCAGGTGATCACGCAAGTGCCCGAGTATTGAGGGCATGTACGTAGGCGCTATTGCAGGGTTACTACCCAACACAGGCGACTGAAGGAAGGCAAGATGCACACGGAGGTGCGCGATGTGATCCTGTTTGGGCAGCACGTAGATCGGCTGACCCATCGACGCGGCGACGTTCTCAGACACTGGATCACGATCGTCTTCTCCTACCTTGGGCGCGAGTACATCGTCCGGCACTTTGAGCGCCGTGATGAACATTTCCTCAATTTTGCGCAAATTGTACATTTGCGGCATCATTGCGGAGCGTTGAATAAGCGCCTGAATCTGGGCGAACCGTTGGGTCTCGCTGAAAATGTTAGGGTCAGAGACCGGGATGACGTCCATTGGGCCGTCAAAGTCTGATGGCTCCACTTCCATATCGCCTGACTGGAGCTCGATGAGGTCCTCGGTCAGGTAAGCGGAGTTGAGCCGGTGCAATACTTTGAGCACGCGGGCCATCGAGTTGTGCAGCCGCGAATGAATCGAGCTGAACACCACCATTCCCTGTTCAATCAGCGCGAGCGTCGTGCCTACGGGCTGGTTGGGGTTTTGGTCTGAGAGCTTCTCAAACGAAGTCTGCACCACACCCTTGCCGGCATCTACTAGGAAGCCGAGCAACTGGAACAATACGGGCGACGGCGGGTTGAACGGCACCGGCATCGCGATCTTGCGGACGTCGTCAACATTGACGCCGCCTTCAATATCAACGATCTCGGTCGGCATCAGGTTAATGGTCTGCCCGTTAGGGCCACCCTTCAACTTGAGCATCGTCGGAATGTTCTGAATATGCGCAGAATCGAGCAGAGCGCGGAGCGCACCGGTGGCCGCCCCCGACAGACTGCCGATCATGTGCGTCAAACCGATGGCATACGCACCGCGCCAAGGCACGAACGGGAACTCGATAACCCATTCAAGTTCATTTTGTACCGGGTCTTCTGGCTCCCAGTTGCGGTACAGCGAGAGCCCTTTACCGGTCGTTTTGTCAATAGTGAGCAGGTAAGGGGCGGTGCCGTCGCCAAAGTCAAGGTACGTGCACACCTCGTAAACGGTGCGCAGACCGTCCTCGTTGTAGTTCATCTCTTGGCGGCCTTCGATCTTGTCGTTGGCTTTGCTCGCTTTTGAGAAGTCTATTTCACCCGGCGACCCCAAGTCGACGTCGCGGTACATACCGGCTTCAACCCGGCGCTGGTACTCAAACTTGGTAATATACTGCACGTGCGTCTTGCGCTCGGCAGTGTAGAAGTTCGTCGCGGCGAACGGCAAGTAAATGTCGTCAACCGGAATGAACTCGCAGGTGGGGCGCTGACGGCGCTTATCCCACGTGAATTTGAGGTATTGCGACCCGCCAAGCGGGAGCTGCGTTGACAACTGTTCGAGCTCACCCCGGAACTCCGGGATCTGCTCGGTCAGCTGCCAATTCATGTAGTCCGTCTTACGCTTCGCCTTGGTGAGCACGTCAGGATCAGCGTTACCGACGATCTTGCTACGCACCGGCCCGTTAGGAGGCATCATCTCCTTCATCATACGGGCAGAAAAGTCTACGCAAGCCTCAATCAGCATCGGGTGAACGACCTTGGACGCCCCCGTAAATTGCGCCCCGCCCGGTGCGTCATCGCCGAGTCCGGTGCGTCGGAGGCCTTCCTCGTACACTTCGTCGCGGCGCTTGCGTGCGTCTTTGTCACGCGAGATTTTGTCCAGCAAGTCCTCGATTACAATACCGAGCTCGCGCTGGTCGACTTCCTCGATGATGTTAGCAAAGTGTTCGCCTTTTTGCGCGGCGTCCATTTCGTTCTCGAGTTTGACGATAGCGCCGCCGTCGTCGGTGTCAATCACCTCGGCGGGGGCATCCATTTCAATCTCGACCATTTCGGCCTGCATTGCGACGGGTTCTTCAGCCGGGTTCATCGGGTCAGCCATTGAGTTTCTCTCTTACTCGGTTGACGATCTCATCAACGACCGCCGGATTATAACCTACTTTGCCGCCTGCCGCCATTTTCACCGCGCCGCCATAAGCAAACTCGGGCGCAAGGAAACCCTGAGCGGTACCTTTGTCAAACCACTCTGACAACCGTTTATGTTCATCTTCCGTTAAGAAATAATCGCCCGCTTCGGAGCGTAACGCTGGTGGTTTGTTGCCGGTTCGTTTTAACGCAGCGATCATCATGTTATCCTTAGGTAACTTGACGAACCCGGTGTTCCTTTCGTCTCCGGCAATTTCATATTTACCCGACCGGATAAAGTCCTGCACGAGCGGGATGTCTTCCGGTTGAGGTTTCTTGTTACCAGCGCCTTTGACTTGGATGATTTGCATCGGCAGGTCGGGCAACACGTTACCCTCTTCATCCAAAAATCCTTGATTGTACAACATCTCCATTTTGACGTTGTCATCAAGATTCGCTGTCAACGGGTCGTCTTCAATAGCCCGCTTGGCCTGTTCAAACGTCATTTTCTGGCCAGAGTTAGGCTGCACTTCAATCGTCACCCGCGGGCGACCGTCATCATCGCGTAGGCTGAAGATGCGGCTGCGACCCTGTACGACGTCCTCGCAGTAACCGCCGACGCAATGCTTGAGCATTTCGCCTTCGTACTTGAGTGCGTCCTCAAGAGCTTTTTTGCGCTCTTCCCGCTTGTACAGGTTGCGCGCTTCTTCCGGTGTAGCGCCTGCGGAGACCGACTGCCCGGTCTTTTGGTCAATAATACCGTGTAAACTGGGATAACCGGATACAGGGCCGGGGCCGTGACCGGGTTCAAATTCTGGCTCCGGCATCTTGAGCTCAACCCATTTGAGTCCCTGCTCGGGATACTCCTTCACGGGCACCGTAGCGATGTTACCAGCGCGGGCCGCGTTGACTTCGGTTGCGCGGGTAGCGCGGAACGCATTGATGTCGTCGACAAGTTTAGAAGCCTGCGCCATGTTGAGCATCTTCAACTTGTCGGGTGTGATCTTGAGTGCGTCGGGCAGGTCGCTTTCTGGGTCGAGCGCATTGCGGAGCTCGTCGCGCATGTGACCGAAGCCGAGGTCCGCGAATTGATCGTTATCGATCTGATAAACTTTCGTCTCAGGCGGTACTTTAGCCAACCACGGATTGGTTTCAGTCAGGTACTCGTCCGTTATGTTACCTGCCATCGTGGGTTTGATTGACAGATCGGCCATGTTCTCCCAACCCTTACCGAGCGGGGTCTCGCCGATACCTTGAACCTCGTACCCTAACCGCTCGCGCATGTCGGGGAGGCTTTCCGGCACCCACCGGTTAGCCAACTCGAGCTCTCGCGCATTGATGTGTGAGCCCGACTGCCTAGCGATGTAATCTCGCTCGCGACGTAACTCGCGTAACCGGGCCTGCGACCGGGTGAGCATCTCCGGCGTGAACCCGCGCTCGGCGCGAGCCTTTTCAAGATCCAGCATCGCTTTGTTAATCTGCTGTTCTTTCTGCTCAAGTAGTTGCTTCTTCTTGACCGCGAACTCGTCAACCTGTTTACGGATCGGGTCATCGGGTGAAGCGAGTTCGTTTTTGACGTACTTGGCGAGTTTTTGGTCTAACCATGTGTCAAGCGCCGCATTACGACTTTCGCTTTCAATCTCTTGCTGTAGTTGATAAGCCTTGTCTTGATTACGCGGATCGTCAAGGTCTAACTCGTCAAGATATTTTTGATATTCTTGAACCAAACGCTCGGGGCGCATGAGTAGCGATGCGTCAATCCTGAGCTCATCACCCATCGTGAGCGCAGGTACGCGCCTAGGTGTTTTGAGAGATTCTGCTGCGTGTTCAGCTGCGTAGGCAGGCCAGTTGCCACCCTTGGGCTTGATCACTTGCGTAGTGGGAACGGTTTTGCCTACCCCGCGTGTGGGGTCGAGGAGCATCTCCGCGGTCAACTGCGCACTAAACTGTCCGGCAGACTCCGGGGTCGCGGCGGCTACCTTAGCGGGCAGCTGCTTGACCGACTCCACCCCGCTCAACACCATGTTACGCAACCCGGCAGGTAGCTGCTTGAGCAGCGCGATCTGCTCGGCAGGCTCAAGTTGGTACAGGTACGTGTTGAGCGCGCTCAGCATGTCTGCATAGCCGGTGGCGACGCCTTGGGCCGCACCCGGGAGTGACTTGGCAAACGAACTGCCGAACCGAGCAAGACGGTCGTCGGGCCGTTGACCCGGCGCTCGGTAACCCGTAGCGCGGTCGGCGGGGAGCACCGGGCCGCCGTCGGCGAACGGGGTCACACGCTGAGCACCGGACTCGCGCTGTGCATACTCCCGCGCCAGTGCAGCGATCTCCTTACGGTCGCGCTTGATGTTCGCCTCTTTGTCAGCGAGCGCCTGCTCAACACCCGCCAAGTTCTGAGCGTAGTCGGCGACCTCGTTAGACTTGGTGCGGCTCGGCTTCATATAGTCGCGCAGTTGGTACTGCAACGCCATCGCCCGCGCATCCTCAGCGGAGACCTCGGGCCGTGCGGCCCAGTCGTACCCGCCCGCAAAATTGATCGCCGCATCAAGGGGGCCGCGGTCAACTCGCTTTGCGCCCAGCTCGGGATACCGCTCGCGCAGCATTTTGGCGAACACTTCGGGCGCTTGCAGGTGGCCCGCATACGCCTTGGACTCGCGGAACATGTACTTGAGCCCCTTACCCGCGCCTTTGACCAGCTCGCCCAGTTTACCGGGCAGACTCATTTCGGCATACGGGTCGGCGTAGTCTTGCAGCACGGGGCCGCCCTCGGCGTAACCCTCGGCTTCTTTGAGTATACGCATGAGCTCGCCCCCGTCAAGGGTGCGGAA